GGGATCTATATAGGTATATAAAACCTAAAATTAATATCTAGCACAAAAAAGGTCGCCAGACCAGTAGAACACATGATACTAGACTGAAATTCAGTGTACTTTCAGTGTACTAGACTGACAAAATAAGTGTTGATAAATAAGGATAAATGTTACTTTTCCTGTTTTCAGTGTACTATTATGTATTTTTATGGTATACATACTAATTACTTAGGAGATACTATATGGGACCTTGAAAATAAAGAGATCTGGCCCCGAGCTTAATCATCTTCGGGGCCATGATCCATCGTCCGAAGACCTTGAAGGCTCTGCATATACTCCCTTATCTTTAAATGGTCAACCCTATTAGCTGCTATCGTTTGACACTGAACCAAGAATTCTTCAAAACCCATATCTAACTTCATACTATTAGTTAAACTTGTACAAAAGACCACGTTACCTGGTATATATCCTAACGAAGAATCAAACCTGTCTATTGATGCATTTGTACCTATGTTACCCTCACCACGTTGAAAAGTCATGTTAACGCCTGAGTATGGACACACGACACCGAATAATTTGTATTGGTCCTCCCATATTTGCCAAAAGCTGTCAAAATCTAAATTTGTATATTTACCTCTTCTACCTCTTTTACATTCAGATATTTTATTTAATATTTTCATTCGTACAAAAGAATGAATTGATGAGCTGTGTCTTGCGTTATCACGATCCATTTGGCATGGTCCACATTCATTGTTTAATCTTTTATTAAGGACTTTCCAATTAAAATCATTAATTAACTTTGTAACACCACATTTAGAGCATATTTTAGTGTTGCGATTTGCTACCCGCAGTTTTTCAAAATTCAATGATATTTCTTTTTTCATTATAGCTTCTTCGCCATTTAATGTAGTTCATTTGGTCAAGAGTGAAAAAAATTTGTTCTTTATCTACCATCCGAAGATAAGCATCTTGTATATAAGTGCTATCATAGCCAGCAAGATTACACACAATGTCAAAATCAATCTGTCTGCTAGTAAACCATAAATGAGCTTTATACTTAAAAACCACGAGCGGACGCTCGATTCCAGGGTAGATAACATCTTCAAAAGCACGCTGCAGAACCGCTCTCCAAAGCTTTTGTTCTGCTGGTTGTTTTTCATTTTCAAATTCAGTTCGTAGCTCCAACATACTGATTTAGGCGAGGACGCAGTATTAGTAAAATGGTAGCTCTACTACGATGACTAAAGAGAGAGTCACTGCGCCCTCACCTAACTCATTTCACGACACGTAAACCTCGCATCGCCAAACGGTCTTTTTCGGTTTTTTTATAGATCTGATCCATATGGTTCCTGAAGGCCAGGCCACTATCTTCAAATCCAAAATCAACACCAGCAAATAGACCATACATAACTGATTTAATTTTCTTAAACTCAGTCTGTGTAGTTCTTGATGCAATTGTTTTAATTGCACTGTCTAAGTCTTGTGCTGCCACAAATACCTTTCTTGTTAATTAACTTAATCGGAAAATCTAAAATCTAAGATGCGTTTTTTGAGTTGTCGATACAACTACTACAATTAATAAAGTTTTTCGGGTCTAAATGCAAGTCTTTTTTAGACTTATCTAGACCCTCTTTGAGAACGTAGTGGTTCCCCCTGCATTTAGAACAAGCAGGTTTGTCTTTAGTGCCATAAAAGGCTTCAATTACTTTTCCCATTGACCTCTTTAATTATTTTAGTTCTGTAAGCCTCTGGTGTCATTTTCTTTAATCTAGCACGTCTTTCTATCTCTTTTTTAATTAAGAGTGACATGTATTGTGCAGGACCTCTGTGTTCTTTCCCACACAAAGCTGTTAAAGTTTCATGATCTTCTTTCCTTACTGCAACGGATTTATGTTTTTGTATGTTCATGCCTATCCTTCTTCATTGTTTCTTTTCCCCGTGCATCCTTATAAAGTGTGTAAGAATTCTTGCCATCAAAGTAATAACCATTTACCGTTTTCTTTGGTTTATTTTTTACTATCTTTGCCATTAAAATAGGTCCTGTTGGTTTACCAGTTTTCTTATCGATAGATCGTAGAGGTAAATAACTTTTAACCATTAATTTAAATTCCTTTTTATATCATTTATTGCATCTTCAGGTGTATACCCATGTCTCTTTTGTATCTCTTTAAGTAAGTTCTCTAACCTTTTGCTGCATTCAACTTGTGATCTTGGTGGAGTGTCTTTAATCAAATGTTCCTCAACCATTTCTTCTATGTCAGGAAACTGACAAACTACATTCTTAATCCATTTTAATACTGGGTGATTTTTAGAATCTAACTTGTTCATGACAGACCTATGATCATCATAATCAGTAATGCCGATATCATCCTCGGAAAAGAAGACCACAGCAAGAAAAATAAGACGATTAATATCAAGAAAAGTTTCATTTGCCATTCCTCTTGTTTATCATCTTTTGAGCCATAGTGATATCTATTAAATTATAACCTGTGTCGCCCAATTGTAGCGTTAAATCAGCCATAAGCTGAGTTGCGTTCTTAAATTCTTTGTTGTCTTCGGTTGCATCTTTAGGAACAACATCCATTATTGTTTCACATTTATCTGCTAATTCTTTTATTGAATGCACTAACATTAATTCGTACTCCAAAATCTCATCTTTTGTTTTACTGTATTAAGTAACGTATTAAATAATCTTTCGACATAAGTCTTGTCATCATGTGTTACTGATAATAATTCGTTTTGATTATGAAACAGCTTCATAACTTTTGTTCTTCTATCAAGCTGCACTGTAAACATATCTAAATCAAACGTATCGCTTTTTACCTGGGATCCATGATCCGTCGTCGGTGAGTTTTTAATATCTGCAATTTGTTGAGCTACCATCTTTTTCATATCCCATGTATATATTAATGTCACAGCCATTGTCAATATATTTTTTTGCATATAATGTTGAATCATGAAAGTTTATTACATTCTCGTACACATGTGCTTTGCCCCAATAGATATGCCAGTATATGATTGTAATTCTTTTTACTGGCCTGAACAATTTACTTTAAATAATTGTGTAAAAATGCTACCTATTAAAAAGGATGAAATTGAACAACAATTTAGAAAAAACAACCTAAGAATACTAAAAATGCAAATAAACTGCGTAAAACCTAACACAATTGCTAGTTGACGTGAGTCCCACGATACCTTATATTATTACATGAAGTCTTATCGAATACAAATCAGACACAAAGGCTGGTATTACGATGAGCTAATTAGTGGAGAAGATGAAGAAAATGCGTTGGTAAATTTCTTCTTAAAAGGGTTCGAAGGTAAAATACAACCTAAAGACCAAGATCCAATTTACACACCGGATCGTCTTTTCTGCACAATTGAGGAGGCTACAAATGGCTTTGGAGCAATTGATAACAAAGAAGCTAGAGTTGGAGTCAAAGTGGGCGTCACAGGCGTTGCAGCAGAAGCGAGTAACACCTGAAATGAAATGGTTAGACATTGAGATTAAAGATATTAAAATTAAACTCAATGAACAAAGTGTTAAAGATGTCCAAGCTGAGCTACAAACTCAAGCAAATGATATAACAACTTAGTTATATCTTAGAATAATTCTAAAAAATCATTAAATTGGTAGGGCTCTTATGCGCTTTAAACTGCTGAACCCCAATCTTTGTTGATAGCTACGTCTACTTTTGAAGGAACTTTAAGTTCTGGTATACAATTTTCCATAATCTCACGAATTCTTTCAGAATCTTTCGCTGGTCTTACATTAAAGCAAAGTTCGTCATGAATTTGTATTATAGGCAAAAACCCCTCTTTAAAGCAGTCTATCATGGCCTGTTTTACCTGATCTGCTGCTGACCCTTGTATCAACCTATTTAAAGCTTTATACGTGCCAGCACGCTTAATATTGCCTCTGCCGTACTTTTGGACAGCCTCCTCCTCTGTTACAGCTTTGTATAATCCAAATGAGTTAGGTTCCCATTTATCAAACCTACACTTTCTACCCTTAATTGTACGAATCGCACCATTCTTATCAGCGGATTCCATACATCTATTTGCTAATTGTCTGACAAAAGGGACACTTTTATTATATTCTTGTAATAATAATTTGGCTTCGTCTGTTTGAATTCCCAATTCATTGGAAAGTTTCCTTGCGCCCATGCCGTAAAATATGCCCAAGTTGATGGTTTTAGCTTGGGATCTTGGGATTTGCGCCATGTCGGCGACTGTTTGGTGGAAATCTGCGTTTTCTTTTTCATATGCCTCTATCAGTTTATCAGAACCAGGAAAGCCGATCGATGAAGCATAATGCACCACGAGTCTTGGTTCTTGTTGACTATAATCAAACGATCCCCATTGTAGACCAGATTCTGGTTTAAATAAAGACCGTATTCGAGTGCCTAATTCCTTATTTCTAGCAGGCACTTGTTGTAAATTCGGGTTTGCGTAACTTAATCTCCCTGATACGGTTCCCCCTCCATCACCTCTAAGTTGATGAATTTCTGAATGTATTCTCCCATTATGTTGGAATTTTAAAATAGAATCTATAAATGTTGCATGAAACTTATGAACCTCTCTTGCTTCTCTTATTAATTTTGCAATTGGTGCTTCACAGTTCAATAACCAATTAGCAGTAAAAGATGGCTCTTTAGTTTTTTCTGTTAATGGGTACTTGATACCTAACTTATCAAAAGCTTTTGCTATTGACCGAGCTGCAAAGATATCAACTGGCAATCCAGATTCTTTTGTTATCTTATCTAATATTTTTATTTCCTTCTTAACAAACTGATCTTTTAGTTTTTCTGCTTCAGAAAGATTTACTCTAACCCCTGTAGCTCTCATATTTAAAAGAACAGGAAACAATTCTGTCTCTAAATCAAACACTGACTGTATCTCTTGCCTAAATATTTCTGTTTTAAGATATTGCCAAAGTTTCAAAGTTAATACCGCATCTTGTTCAGCGTAAAAACCTACAAATTTAGCGGGTAATTTATACAATTCTTGTTTTGCATCTATACCCCATTCGCTAGCTGCCTCTTTTAACTCTTGTTCAGATTTAGTTTCTCCTAACCAATCATAACCTAAAGCATTTAAACTGTATGAAAATCTATTTTCATCTACTAATGCTGACGCCACCATGGTATCAATTATTCTTCCTGACACTTTTATACCATGAGCCCTTAACCAGCCTACATCATAAGATGCATTATGAAATATTTTATCGCCTGGACCCGACACAACTTCCTGTACCCAATCCATTACTATTTTGTAATCCATGTTTGAGCCGTTCTCATGAGCGATTGGAAAGTAACCTACAAAACCATCTGTCGCCACAGCTACTCCGACTATGTTACCATCCATGGTCGGCCATCCAGGGCCTTTGGTTTTTATGTTTGGATCCTTCGTTTCTAAATCGATAGCTATTTCTTTAGCGTCCTTTAAATTAGGAAAATGTGACGGAGTCTTCCAATCTGACTCTTTAAAAGTAAAATTTATTTGATGACTCACTGAAATTCCTTGAGGATTTTAAGTTTCTCTTCTGCTTGTGCAATCTTATCAATTTGTTTGTCAACCTCCTCAACGTGTTGTGGGTGCTCTCCTATACCAACTGAATTTTCTAAATAAATTTTTACTGTTGCATCAGCCTCAGATATTTGAGCCTCATACTTTTTTTCTAACGCTTCTAAAATAATTTTTTTAAAACTCATTCTAAATCATCAAATCTTGTAGGTTCTTTTTTCTCTTTTATTACATAATTTATAATGAAAAATGCGATAATTGCACCTATTAAAGTGCAACCAACACCAAATAAAAACATTCCTGTTCCATAATATATATTCATATTAACAGTCCTAATAGCAAACCAGTCAAAAAACTACTTAAAACTAATACAATCTCAAATCTCCAATATAAACTCCAAGCAGCTAATTTTTCTTTCCACTTCATTTTTTCTTTTTTAAATCCTGTAGTATTTTTTTTTCTAGTTTACAGTAATGAATAATCTTATCAATATCTTGTTCACCACCTTTTTTTAAATATCTCATAGCATACTTTATCACGTTCGATTGAAAAGTATTTAAATTATTTAGTCTCATAAACTCATATGGTTGTATATGAAACTTGGTATAATGATTTCCACCCACCTGAGTGTGTTGTGGAAAAGCACTGTCCATTAGTTCTTTATCTGTCATACGCCACACATCCCTTCACATTCTATGTTAAATAAATCAAGTTGATCATCTTCAACTTTAAACTTTACGTCTTTCAAAGGCACACATGATCTATGAATAAATAGGTTGTCTTTTACCTTATTATTACCTTTTCTTATTTGTTCATCTACCTCACATGCATCTTTAAATTCTTCTGGTCTTTGTGTTTTCATCTCATGCCAAAACTTATCATCGTGAAATGGACATCCTATGCAAGCTGACTTGGCTGGTGTCCTGTAGTCCTTGCCCTTGTACCAATCTAGACAATCTTGCCTGGACATTTTTTTTTCTATTAAAGGCCATCTATTTTTTTGCCACCAATCTCTTGATGGTTTCATTCTCATGATTTCGTCTGTTGAGATCCCAATCCAAGTTTCTATGTGTTTGCCTTTTGGAAATTTAGCATGTTTCTTTAAACCTACGAGCTGTCTACTTTTTCTAGCAATTGGAGTTATTTTATATTCTCTTGTACATTGTCGTCTTAACATTCCTTTTTTATTTGAGTCAGGATTTTTTGTGAAAAAAGGTGCTGATGCGAATCTATTACCAGTTTCCGACATAGCTTTCATAATATCATCTCTTATAGAAGTGCCTTTACCTACAGTATAAACAGGATAAGATACTTGTGTCTTTAACCATTCAAGATGTTCTATTACAGGTGTAGGTTCCCATCCCGTATCTGCGAAGATTGCAGCATCAGGCTTTACACCAAACTCACCTTCCTCTGCCATGAGAGCCATTGTACTAGACTGGACTCCTGCGCCCAACGACAATATTCTAATTAGTGGCTCTTGCATGTTTCATCCTTTTTGTTTCACTTAACATTCGTGCAAGTGGAAAGTAATATTCACTTGGACTTCTCAATATGTGTATCTGTTTTCTAGCTCTTGTGCTACCTACATACCACACCCTATACTCCGAGCTTCTTTCTAATCCAATTTTATTTTGTATAGATGCAACCCAGTTGCTTTTTTCATACAAAACTACATGATCAGCTTCGCCACCCTTAATTGAATGTATTGTATCAACTACCATCTCTGAATTTTTAACAATATCTATGCCAGATTCAATAAGTTTTTCAAAATAAAATTTTTCTTTTTCTGAAAAATTACGATTAAATACGTTTGTCCAATGCTCTTTCTGTGCACCAAGTCCTCCCCAAACTGTAAGATAATCATAATCCATTTCACTATTATCAGCTATGTTGTACCAACGCTTAGACTCAATAGATCTAAATCCAAAACCTATTTCGTTTATGTATGTGTAAATTATTGACACTTTATCTTTCATAATTTTGTCACCACGCATTAACGCTGACCAGGCTTGTATTGCATTCCATTTGTTAAGATCGAAAGACTTTCTACCTTTTGAATCCTGAAAAAATAAACCCATTTCCCTAGCTTTAAATCTAAGTTCGTCTACGATATCGTTTGTTCTACCCAACATCATCCATGTTCCGTCGGCCGTGAACGGTATGTCTTTGATGTTGTTGTATGTTGTAATCATGCCTTTGTATTGTTGTGGAACAAATTCTTTATGCTTTCTACCCTGTATGTAACTCGCAATATATTGTGAGTAATCATGTATCGCAGCTGGTATACGATAAGACTTTTTTAGTATATAATCTCGCCCTGGAAATTCGTTAAAATAATCAACGTTAGCCCCATTCCATTCATAGATAGCTTGATCATCATCTCCTGCAAGAAATACTTTGTCCGAATGTTTTGCAAGTTTGTATATTAGCTTCCATTGTAAAGGAGTTAAATCCTGGGCTTCGTCGACAATCAGCGTTTTAAGTTTTGGCGGTTTGCCCTTTTCTAAATACTCTTCAATCATGTCTGTAAAATCCACACGGTGATCAACCTTAAACTCTTCATAAGCCTCTATGATCAATCTAAATTTAGCATATACAACTCTTTTTATTTTTTCTTCTTTGTACACATCATCAGGATGCATTAGCATGTTTCGTGCTTTGTCATAAATTCTAAGTGACCAATCGTTCCATACTCGTTGACCATTGTATTTTTCAAATTGTAGTTTGGGTAATCCTAATACTTGTGCAAACTCAACCATGTCTACTTCAGGATCTATTACAGGTTTTGTTTTAAAGTTCTGTCTGCAAAAACTATGTATAGTTCTAAAATTTCTAAGATCTTCGTCGCTGATATCCGTAAACTTATTAGCTGCTCTTTGCTTGGCTTCGTTTACAGCTTTGTTAGTGAAAGATAAATACGCTATCTGATATGGTTTGATACCTCTTGCAAACAATCTATCAAGTTTGTTAAGCAATGTTGTAGTCTTACCTGTACCAGGTGGACCATATATCTTAATTGTTTTTTGCTGTAACAATTGCCCTCCCTATTTCTTCTGCAATTTTTGGGACGATGCTGTTTCCCAACGCTCTAAGTCTGTGTGCCCTGCCGGGTACCCCATGAGCCACTCGACCCACGTCGGGTTCAACGCTCCACCAGGTTTGTTTCTCACTGCTGTTGGTAGATCCTTCTCTAGTCCCTTGTAACTTCGACCTGAGCTGCCCTTCCAATCTCTTGCTTGTGGTGTTGGCCACATTAAATTCGGATGAGCTACTTGATCGTTTAAACATATCGGCATCTTCTTTTCTAATTTCATTTTCATTCTTTTTTTTGAGGCTGGACCTCTGTCGCAATGAGCGTCTGGAGTTCTCCATAATCTCATAGTTGCCGGGTCTACTTGCTCTCTTAAATTCGCTGGTCTGGTTCTCCCTTTCCTGTGTCCATGCATCAATTTCAAAGTTCCTTCTTTCGATCTCGGCGGTAAGTGATCCATTGTATTCGGAGTGGCCCACAATCCAGACTCTTTCTCTTTTATGGGGAGCGCCGACGCCTGCAGCTGGAATAACAAACGCTTGGACTTCGAAGCCTTCACTTTCCAAGTCAGAGCACACAGTTTCGAAGACCATGCCGTCTTGGATGTTAATAAGGCCTTTGACATTTTCGATAATAACGAATGTCGGTTCGAGTTGCTCAATGATTCGAAACATATCTGGCCAGAGGTATCTATCGTCGTTAGTCCCATTTTGTTTGCCTGCAACACTGAACGGTTGGCACGGAACTCCACCTGTGCAGATGTCAATTCTTCCGTGCCTATCTTGTATTTCTTTTCCTTCCAATTTTTTAATATCATCGTATATTTTAACACCTTTCCAATGTTTTTGCAGCACCTCTTGGCAGTATTTATCTTGCTCACAAAATGCTACGGTTTCAAAAAAACCTGTGCGTTCTAACCCTAAACTAAAACCACCTATCCCACTAAATAAATCAAGAACTTTTAGTTTTCTCATCAAACTCAGCTACCTTTCGTTTAAATAGATTATTAGATCTTTCAATCACAGGTTCAATAAATTTATTACAATACCATACGTTTTTAATTTTTATTTTATCATAATATTCTTTTTTAACAGCACCATTCTTTTTTAAAAAATTAATTAATTCAAATTTTTTGATTGTTTTGTTTGACTTACGTATAAATCTTTCGAATGTTTTATATTTAAATACAACTTTATCATCAAACAGATACCACATGTCAGCTTCAATTTGTGATGCATTGTCTGCTTGTTGTGTTTCTTGTGTAAATTGTATCATCATATCTTTAAACTCTTCTTGTGCTTCTGTATCTTCGTCATAACCCTCTACATCTTGTTGCATAGATTTGAGTTGCATTAAAAATATTCTGAAGTCTTTATCCTTTAGTTTTTGCCAAACTATATCTGCTTGATCAAACAAAGCTTCTGCAAACAATTGTTGTTGGTTACATGCTTTACCAGTTAACTCTACAGTCTTCTTTTCAATTGTTAAAAAATAAATAGGTGGACTTGTTTTAAGTCTCTGAAAGCTGTCAACTTTTGGAACGTATGCAGCGCTGTCAATACCAAAGTCTAATGTTTTGCATAACTCAGCATTGCAATGATTTTTCATAGGGAGATCACTACATTTATACTGATAATCTTTTTTTTCGTATTGTTTAATTAATCCTTGTACCTCATGACTTGGTAAGGGCTCATTAAATGAATCGTTACGATCCCATACTTCCTTTTGCCATCCATCAGGATTCTTTTTCTTTGCTAGAGTAGCAAAGGCAGTCAACGCGTTGTTACGATAACCGCCTTCACACCCATTGCGAATAAGAGCTTGTAAGCACGGGGGGTACTGATCAAACCCTTTTTCTGCAATATCGTTGTCATACACCTTTAATTCATTAAACCTCTCTGGTGTAAGTCTAAAATTCTGTATCCAATCATACCATTGAGTTATTGGTACACCCATCCCTGAATCATACATTGCATATCTAGTTGACCTTGCAGCCTGTTGATATGGAATATTTAGCCAATTTCCTAAATCATTCTTATAAACCATGATTTGACGTTGTTTTGGAAAGATCTCACAGCTAGATAGCCCTAGATCGGTCGCTAATAGGCTTAATTTCTCGATCATCAATTCTGCAGGGGTTGGGGTTAAAACGTGCAA